TTTAAATCGATGGCTGTACCTGAGCTGTGGCAGCTGAGTTTGTCGGTGGTACCGCGTACCATGCGAAAGGCGTAGGCCCAGTCATCTAACTTGCCTTCATTGATCGGCTCAATAAGCGCATGAAATTCTGCAGCAAATGCAGCTAGTAACGGCCCGGCATCCTTAGCGCACCTGATCTTAATAGCGGTGCCTTTGATCAAAAATGGTTTTACGCCGATCTCAGTTTGGTCTTTACTGGCAGGCCAACCGTTATAGCTTGTGAGACTCATGACAGTAGCAGTGCCGCTTCGTCTGCTGTAATACCAAGACGATCTAATAAAGCAACTTTAGCAGCAGCCTTAGCTTCAGTTTCGGCTAGTGCCGTTTCTTTAGCAATTACTGCGTCCACCCATGCTTCAATAGTTGCCTCGTATTCATCAAGTTCAAGCTCTACTGTTGTCGTGTTAATTTGCTTAGTTAAAACTGGATATTCCAATTTAAATGCGGCAATTTTTTCTATTTTTGACATTAGTTTTCCAATCCATAAATTGCATAAGTGCCTGTTATTGTGCCGCTATCAGGTTTAAGTAGAAATCCTGTATAAGTTCTCGCGGTGTCGTTGTAGCCTGAATACTGGTTTATTGCTTGAAAAGAGTCACCAAATCCTTGACCAAAAAAACAAGGTTGCTGCGATGAATTGCCAACATTATCAAAAGTTATGCTGCCAAAACTGGTTGCTGTAGATAAGGATGGAATAATTGTATTTTGAGCCTGGCTTACATAACCCCAGGTATTAACTGTATTTCCTCGAACATAACCAAATCCTGAACCTGATGCTGTAGTCGTCTGTGTTGTCGGTCCAGCATATCTAAACTGTAATTGTAAATCGGCATCTGCTACTGATGATATCGCTTCCCAAATGGCAAAATACTTTGTGTATGTTGAAGTAAAGCAATCATCGATGGCTACGCTACTTTGAGCACTAAATGATGCAGATGTAATTTTTGTTAATGCGCCGGCTCCTGCTGGTGCAGCCCAAGATGGGATGCCGCCTGCAACTGTTAATACTTGGCCTGTTGAACCAATACCTAAACGCGCTGGAGTTGATCCGCTTGATGAGTAAATAGTATCGCCAGTAGTGGTCATTGGGTTTACCATGCCAGTAGTGTCTAAGTTAGCCCATGCACTACCTGTGTAGTAAGTAGTCACATTAGTATCTTTCAAGAAAGCAAAATTACCTTCTTGTGGTGATGTAACAGCGGCATCTCTAGCTGCGGCGCTAGCAAATACCCAAATGCCTTGCATAAGGTAGCCGTCTACATCGGCGGCCGTAAGAACCTCACCTGTTGTAAAGTCCTTAAATCCTAACGGTGCTGCCATTTCTATCTCCTTAGTAGCTCAAACTGCTAGTGTCTAAAACGCCGTACTCTGTAGAATTAAGGATAAACGCATCGATGATAGGCTCCAGCGTTGTAAATTTTACCTGCCATTTATTAGGGTTGATAGTCATAGCCACGCCAAATATCTGTAAGGTTTTAACTAGGCTTGATGATCCTGGCTGCGTAGTGGTTACGGTTATAGGGTCAAAAAAATCTAAGTCAAGCGCTGCAACTATGCCTGCATCGTAGTTTTGTGTGTATAGGTCAAGGGTAAGCGCATCGCATCGCACGCTAGTCTCAGCACGGCTAGCCACATAAGCCTGGCCATAATCTAGGGCTACAGCATCGGTCTCCATAAGCAAATTGGTCTGCGTGTAGCTGTGCAGAAAATACTTAGCGATGCTGGCCGCGTTGCTGGACTGTTGAACCGCGCCGCCCGATCTTGTGATATTTGCCTGGTTATATACGAGCACATCATTAAGTACCCATTGGGCGTCAAAATAACGGATTTCGCCGCCTGTATCGGTAAAGACTGTAGGCGTGCCACCTATGCTGCTAGATGTCAGCGCTCGATCTTGAAATACAAATGAGCCAGTCGCATCTACATAAAATGCACCGTACTCGCTAGTTGCTACCGTCTGGCAGGCCGCTAAGGCCGTGCGCTGTGTGCCAGGATCGGCTTGCATTGTTGTCTGCCCGGGGTCTATGTCTCGCATTGATGCTGGCCATGCCACCTGATCTAGCAAGTTATTGATACGAGCACCGCTTAATTGGCCTGCCGATGTGCCTGCCACGGTAGTTATCTGTGCATTTTGCAAAAGTCTAAACGCATCTACAGCTGTAATAGTCGTATAAACCACATCCACGCCAGCCTCTTGTGGGGTTAGGGTGTCGTAACCTGTAATAAATCCGCTAAATACCGGATAGGTAATACCTAGATGCGTTGCGGTTATTTGTAATTTACGCATCGGATCAAGCAAGCCTGCGTAAGGTGATGACATATTTTGTGGGTTAAAATCGCCGTTTTGATCCACTATGCGAAGACTGCACATGCCTGTCTGAAATTGGTCAGCCTCGGCGTTACGGCCTCGGCGTGTAGTAATGCCATCGACTTGATTAGATACATCGACAATAATCGAAGCGTTATCTGCCAAAATGTTGGTATCCAAAATACCTTGATTTAAAATAAACGCTTGTGCAAAACTTGGCCCGGTACTGAAATTAATAAACGCATTTACCGTAGGTACTGGCATTAAAGCGCTCCAGCGTATGAAAGGTTATCGCCCATGCGGTTTAACTTTTGAATAACGCGCTGCATAGTCTCGGTTAGCGCATCCTCGGTGCCAAGCGGTGTGCTTATCGAAAAGTTATTTACGGTAGGCGGTGAGTAGGTAAAGGATGGGCTGCTAGGTGTATAGCCGTAATCTATTGGCGCGTTTTCATCGCCGCCATTACTCATGCCAGATGGTAGATCAGGCACGCTGCCTGCCCCATAAACGAACGATGGAGCAGCCTTTGTGTAGTTGTAGGCACCGCTGGCATTACCTACCGCCGCTAGCCCTGCAGCGGCTCTAGCTGCCTGCTCGGCTAAATGTTTCATATTATCGGCAGCCGCCTGCTCGGCTTTAGTTTTTTCGGCGTTGGCCTTGTCTAATTCAGACATGCGCTTGGCGGCGCTATTGGCATCCTCATCCATGATGGTTAGCAAGCTCTTAATGCGTGCCTTCTCAGCCTCATCTTTTGAGTTGGCTAGGGCTGTCTCCAGGTTAATCCGACCAATATCAAACTTCTTTTTTAAGGCATCTAGCTCGGCTTGCTTTTTCTTTTCTGCTAATTCTGCAGCTGCTAGGCGTTTTTTTTCATTTTCTATAGTGTTTTGTTTTTTAATGGTGGCTGTCAGCTTGGCACGCTCAGCAGTTTCAGCTGTAAAGTACATCGAGGTGGCGCTGTATTTGGCTGTCTTGGCTTCATCGCCTCTTTTAGATTTACCAAATCTTGCCAATAACTGTAAAAGTCCAGGAAACGTTTCAAAACCTTTAGCAATTATTTTGCCAATGTCACTGTCTTTAATTGTTTTAACCAAATAGCCAAAACCATAAATTGCATCTCCGATCGATTTGCCAAATTTTTCCATGTCGCTTGTTACATTGTTTAAGGTGTCATCGTTGCTTAATAAAGCTAACGCATCCAAAATGCCGCGACCGATTTCTTCTTTTACATTGGCACTTGCCACCCCAAGCGCAGCCATTTGACCTGCATAAGTTTTTGTAGCAGCTAGTGCCTGGCCTTTAAATTTAGAAGCTAGCGCCGCGGTGATTTTATCCATGTCACCTGTAGCTAGTAAGGCTTTATCTAAACCTGCGCCGAGGCGGCTCAAGGCTGTGGTATTGCCTGCGTATCCTTTTGATAAAGCAGCTGTCACGCTTGCTAAATCTTTTCCTGTACCAGCGGATATATCTAAAGCTAATTCAAGGGCATCCTGTGAAGTACTTAAATCTCCAGTAGCAGTTAATAGGGTCTGAAATGCTGGCCTTAAATCATCATCGAGCACCTTGTAAGTTTGTTGCATCCGGCGGATAAATCCTTCGGTAGCAATAGTGGCAAAACTGTTGCCTGTATTTTGTAAAGTAATTGCTAAAGATTTGGCAGCCTTTTCGTCGGCTGCAAAAGCCATAACTGCAGCCTTGCCAAAAGCCGCTATTTTTTTAGCTGCAAAAGCAGCGGCAAAAGCTTTGGCTAATTTATTGGTGCTTTTCTGAAATGAATTTAACTGCTTTTCGCCTTTGGCTAATGCCGTGCCGTTCCATTTAGCAACGGCGGCAACTACGATATTTGGCATTATTTGGCCGCCTTTACTGTAGGCATGGATGCCTGCGCATTAAATTTAGCAACGGCGATACGTATAGCCAGGTTTACGGCGTGTGCTGCTCGGCCTTGATCCTCATGCCAAGCTCTATAAATCAAGCGGCCACGTTGATCTGTGTTACCAAATCTAGGGTCATTACCACCGCCGCGTGAACCATATAACGGCCCAAGCGGTGCTAAAAATTGTGATCGAGCATTAGGGTTAAGGCTGCGCGATGGCTTGCTAGCTGATGATAAACGGCCTGATGTTTCATAAATAGCACCGCCTGCAGATGTGTTAGCGATGTAATGCGTAACCTGAAATCTGCGCTTAAATTGGGCGCCCATGACTTCGCCTTTAGTGTTAGCGCCTTGTCGATAGATGATGCCTTTTGTTACCTCGGACTGGTCGTAATTTGGAAAGGCCCGGTACTTAGTCGTTGCAAAAGACTCAAATGATCCAGTCCAGCCGCTAAGCATTTCGCTATTACCTGGCGCTAATGCGCGAGACTTATCGCGTATAGGCATCATGGCATTTTTTATCTGTGTGTTCATTTGCTTAGCAAGATCGGGGTTAAATTTGCGCATGTCTTTAAGCGTGCTTTGTACGCCTGTTATGTTTACTGGCACGTTCACGCTCCTTCGCTCGATCGTTTAACACTTGCAGTACTGCTTTAAACATAACCTCATCCATAGCCAGGACTTGATCGGGGCTAATTCCCAACTCGATGGCTAAAGAAGCCACTAAGTAAGTAAATGAACCCCGATCTATCCTTTTGGGTTTTCATCCTCGAGTACCTCAACCGAGATAAGCGAGGAAAGAAAATCATCTCCAAATGGCGGGATTACTTCGGTACGCATTAGTGCATTGTGAGCCAGCCAGTACAGGTCGCTATTCTTTTCGTGCTCGCGTAGCTGCTTGTACAGGCCTTGCCCTGCGTACTTTTCAAACGCGACTTCAACCACCGGGGTAATGCTCACGATGCTTTCCCCAGTAGCCCTTACGATCTTTAGTCTTGCCATTGTTTGCCCCTTTAGTTAATTAAAATGGTGTTGTAATTGAATAAGCAACTGCAGATGTGCATGTGAAA